TTGTGGTTCCGTCGGACGTGTGTGAAGTATGTCATCAAGGAGAGCTTATTCCACAAGACGAAGAAGGCATTTTAATATGTAATAATACGAATTGCGGTAAATTCATTACATATATTGTAGACAGTTCTAAACCCACCAATAAAGAGCCACCCAATGAAGTATCATATACGGCATATATTCGTCTCAACCATTTTAAAGAGATTTTATCCCAATTTCAGGCAAAAGAAACTACGCAAATACCGGATGAAGTCATTTCGGCGATTCGAAATCGTATTAAGAAAGAACGTATTACGGATATGTCTCTCATTAATTACGATAAAATGCGCGATATTTTACGTAAACTAGGATTAAATAAATATTTCGAACACATTCAATATATAAATTCAATGTTTGGTATTAAACCGCCCATCATGAATGAAGAGTTGCATGAAACGTTGTGTGTTTTATTTATTGAGATACAGAAACCGTGGGCGGTGCATTGTCCGGCCAATCGCACGAATTTTTTCAACTATACCTATACATTGTATCAATTATGTGTTTTATTAGACCAAACACAATACTTACCATATATACCCATGATGAAGGACCGAGAGAAACAATTAGAGCAGGATATGATATGGAAGAAGGTATGCAATGACCTAGATTGGGAATTTTTTCCTACAGTGTAATAATGTTGTTCGCAATATTGCAAACAATATTATTTTTCATATACTGGAGTTTATACCGCGGCTAATTTAAGTCCACCGACCAAACTAGTTCCTAAACCAAATCCAGCACCTCCTCTCATGGAAGTTCCAATGGATGGGGCGAATGAATCTAAGATGGCGAATGCGGCAGCTGCGGTTAATGCAATGACTAAGATTTCTTCAACGTTTAATGGTTTTCTTGGAGCAATTAATGCAACTAAACCAACGGCTAAACCTTCAATTAAGTATTTGATGATGCGTTTAATGAATTCGGTTAAATCGGCGTTCATACCTATTATATAATATTGCTAATATTATATTTTTATAGAAATTAGAAAATTAAAATAGAAATTCGATTTTTGTAAATAAAATTATATATTTATTTTGAAAAACACTTAAACATATTTTTTCCTAAAGATTATTCTAGGATGTCTTCATTCGAACGAAAAAATTTGGAAAATGGAAAACCTAATCCTAAATACATTGATTTATGTGATGAAGATACACCAATTGCTGGACAAAAATTCGTGTGTATGTCTTTTGTATCTCCAGAAAAGATTCTAAAGAAACGCGAATTATTTATGTTTGACCAATTTTTAAAACAATATGATTTTACTAAATCTATGAATAAATTTTTGGATTTTGTCCATTTTTTATCCTACAAATATAATCTAAATGTCGAGGAAGTGATGAATGATTTAAATGAATTTTCGAAGGAAGAAGAAGCTAAATTAAAAGAAACTCCAGTGGACGATGATTTCAATACCTTTATGGATAAAAATGAAGATAGATTAGCCGTCCAATTCCAACGCGAAAACGCTTTCCAAACATCGGTAAGAGGTTTGAAAGTTCGTGGTGTATTTTCAACACAGGAAGAGGCCGAAATACAATGCAAGAAATTACGCGAATATGACCCAAACCATGATATCTTTGTAGGTCCAGTGGGTATGTGGATTCCATGGGACCCAGATGCTTACAAAACCGGACGTGTCGAATTTATGGAGGAAGAGTTGAATAAACTTCATCAAGAAAAGTTGAAGAACGAAACCAAGGCCAAACAAGAGTTCGAACAACGTATTAAAGATACGAAGAAGAAGGCGATTGAAGAAAATATTAAATTGGCCGAAAAATCAGGTAACGTATTGACCCAAACGATGGACGAAGAGGGTAATTTGATTGGTGTTCGCGAAAAGGTTGATTTCGAGGAACGCGAGGCGGCTGACGTGGAAACCACCAATATCCGTAATGAAATGTTACGTGAAACGATTCTAAAACAAGACGAAACCAAGGCCGCTGCTATAAATGAACAACGTGCCGACAGTATTCAAGTCGAAATGGATACTGACGTATAATATATTTACTTACGTGAATAAATATATTATTCTTCAACATGAATTGAAAACAGTAGAAAAATATTACAAAAAATTGAACTACTTTTTCGAAAAACCTAAATAAAAGAACCCACCAAAAACCAATCTAAAAATACTTAAATGTCCGCAATAACCCAACGTGAAATTATTGACCTCAGTTCAATCGAAGATAACCCGTCTGTCTTTGTTGTTCCTAGTTCTAGGGTGAATATTATCCGCCGCTGTTCCTTTTGCCAATCTACCGGTCACAATATTCGAAAATGTAATCATGCCGATATTGAAAAATTACATAGATGTGCTCAGTTTATGTATTTAACTACCTGTCGTTATTTACGAAGTCATCCAAGTGCAGAAAAAACTCATAAAAAATGGATAAATAAATTATCTATGAGTGATTATAAAATCTTAGCAAAATTAAATCAATTGGATTCAAATCCGCGAACAACTTTCAACGAATATAACGAAAAATTGCATACGTATTACCTTGGGTATGCTGAAAATGAATTACGTAACGACCATTCAACCAATCCAAGACCAATTATTGATATATATTTTCAAGAAAATTACGACTTATTCAACCGACTTTTCACGAATGTAGGCAATCTTTCATCAAACCTAGACGCAATGAGTTTTGCTATAAATAAATTAAATATCATTATACAAAACAGTGGACGAAATCTCTTAAACGGGAGCCGTATTCGATATTGGTTAAATAATCATATGGAGTTCTATTACCGTGTTAATCAATTATCAAGCGGTATTGTAAAAATGCCAATAAAGACAAATCATAATTTATCTTTGATGAAGGAAACTCATGACGAATGCCCAATCTGTTATACCGATATGACGAATGACTCGATGGTTCAACTTGGCTGCAGCCATTCATTTTGTGGCGACTGTATCATTGGTCAAATCAAATCAACGAACAAATTAACGGTCGATTGCGCGATGTGTCGCTCTACCATTAAAGAATGCAGTAGTGCATCAAACCAATTATTACAAAAAATAACATCAACACTTGCTTAAAAAATAAAAATAAAAAATAAAAAGTGGGTCTTTTGACTCATTTTTTATGGTTATTGTCCATCCTTTTACCATTTACTTTTTTTAACATTAATGGCCGGTGCCGCATTTTTCTTTTTGGTTTTGCTAGGGTCGAACGCTTCATCTTCATCGTCAGAACCCATCATTTTAGACGCTTCCCAAAATTCTTTCGAACCCAGTTTAAAATCCGGTCTACTTTCCGCTTTATACCAAAAAATCTGGTCCTGTAATTTGTTCGATTTCGAATTATTATTGATGACTAAACATTCGTAGTTCTCGGTGGTTTGGTCCATTACCGAATTAAATGATTCAAAGGTAGGAAACATGGATGCATAATTCTCCCATATTCTTTTTCGATTTGTCATGGTGGGCTCTCTCAATATAAAAACATAATCTATATTTGTTCGCAGATTGGGTGGAATACCTAAAGGATATTGCATTGTAATGACCAACATCACTTTCCAATGTCTCCCGTTCATAAAAAGAGCACGCATCAATTTATCTTTGGTCCAGGTTTGGTCATATAAACAATCATCTAAAATCACGAATGCCCGGGGGTCAGTGGTTCTTCTACGATACATTTCGATTTCTTTATGCACAGTTTTCAAGACAGTTTTTTGTCGTCGTAACACATTTTCGATGAGAGCAGTATTATATTCCTCGTGAATGAATATTTTAGGCACATGGCTCGCATAAAACCCGTTACCGGCTTCTGTCCCCGAAATCACGGTTCCTACCGGAACATCTTGGTGGTGATATAATAGGTCTCGCACCAAATATGATTTACCAGTATCACGACGACCGACTAATACGATGACGGGTCCTTTATTTTCATCCGGATTGAATGTAATAGTTCGCATATCAAATTTTTTTAATTCTAATGTCATTTTCCTAAAATACTATTTATATACACACATATAATATTAAAAGAAGGACATTCTAACGTATTCAATATGAAATGTATTACACTCGTAAATCAATAAATAAAATGAGTTTAAATAGATTTCTTTTAATATTATTCACTAAATATACAGATTAACTATAATGACAGATTTAGGAAATCAAGGTAATGAAAAAAATAATGAAAATAAAAGGATAAAAATAAATGAATGCCCCGCCAGAAAATTAGATTTAGAATATTTACAAATGGAACATATAGATATTCCAGAAGAGAAAGAACATGGATATCAACCATTCGCTATCAAAGATTTGCAAAACTATATTCCTATTTATAATCGATTCTTTGAATTAAACGAAACAAATTTCAATTCAATCACTTTGAATCATCCATATTATTTCGTAAATATGGATACGGTTGAATCTTTAGACGGAACCGAACGGCTAAAACAAAATGTTTTCATCAAATATTCGCCCGTGATCGACCCGATAAGATATATGATTGGAAAATATAAAAACAATAGTGAAAAGGTAGTATTGTTACCATCATTCAAAAATGGGGGCGAATGTTTATCTAAGATGACGGACCATAACAATTCTTCGTATGTCGACGCTTTTTTCAGTTATTTGAGTAGTCAATTATTACACAAACACGGTTTTGTTCACGGTATTGATTTTTATGGTTCCTATTTAGGAATTCAAGAAACATTTAAAGCCAATATTACCGATGATGTAGAGTATTTACATAATTCGACTTATTTCAATAAAAATGTGGGGAGTTTATACACCATCACAAAACCTCAAGCCAGCGAGTTTTTGCAATTTGGCTCTCGTAACAATAAACAAAAATTGCAAATATCTTCATTTACAAATACTCATAATTTATCAATCATTTCAATTGTAGATCATGACCATGAGAACAAACCAACTACAAATGTAACCAATGATAATGATAATAGTGAATTGGTATATAACAAATCGTCGAAGAATAATTCGGTTTCTACTGCAAGCTCAAGCTCTAGTTCGAGTAAAAGCGATTTGAATTATACGAGTGATGAAGGAGAAGAGGATGAGGAGGAGGATGAGGATGAGGATGAAGATGAAGATGAAGATGAAGAAGAGGAAGAAGAGGAAGAGGAGGAAGAGGAAGAGGAAGAAGAGATTTTTTCATATATTAAAAATTTCCCCATGCAAATGATATGTCTCGAAAAATGCCACGGAACAATTGACGAATTATTTGAAACCGGAATCATTAGTGAAGTCGAATGCGGTTCCGCCATGTTCCAAATTGTGATGACCTTAATTACCTATCAAAAAGCATTTCAATTTACTCATAATGACCTACATACCAATAATATAATGTATATAAATACCGAAATTGACTATTTATACTATTGTTTTAGAGGCAAATACTATAAGGTCCCAACTTACGGTAGAATATATAAAATCATCGATTTCGGTCGTAGTATATACAAATTTGACGGCAAATTGTTTTGCAGTGATAGTTTTGCACCGGGAGGCGACGCGGTTACCCAATATAATTTTGAGCCATATATGGACGATAACAAACCACGTCTAGAACCCAACATGAGTTTCGATTTATGCCGGTTAGGTTGTTCTATATTTGATTTTGTGATGGAGGTAGACGATGACCCCCAAGATTTTGACGATTTTCAAAATACGGTATATCGTTGGTGCATGGACGATAATGAAAAAAATGTATTGTATAAGAAAAACGGCGAAGAGAGATATCCTAGTTTCAAATTATATAAAATGATTGCCAGAACCGTTCATAAACATTCGCCAGAAGAACAATTGAAATTCCCATTGTTTACGCAATTCGAAATGACCTCCAAACAACAGAAAAAAGATTTCAAAAAAACGAATATCACTTTTATGAATATTGATGAAATTCCGGCATATATTATCTAGCCAATCTATATGTGTCCGTATAAAAAAAACAAACAAAATAAAACCAAACGAAAAAAACCAAAACACGTTCATTTTGCAAAAAAGTTGGCTCATTATCACACCTTCAGGAGAAGAACCGCAATCCAAATACCAAATACATCGAAATGTGCCGAGCCGCCCAAAGAAATCAAAAAAGCATTGGTAACTAATGTTCTATAAAAAATATATAAACGAGACATTATGGCGGAGACGTCGATTCGCTATTAAAATTCGCGTATTTAGCAAAAGCCGAAATATTACGAACCATACGTGAACGGAATCATATCATGTGGGAAATCAATATGTGGTATATCGTAAATAAAAAACATCCCGAATTGATGGAGTTTTACAATTGTGCACACGATATACGAATATTGTATAATTATTAGAAACTATTTAGGGGATTTCATTTAATAAAAAATATACATATTATTTATACAGAATGAGTAAGCCAACAGCGGTTAAGAGTTCACACACGCCGGTTAAATATACGGTGACCAATAACACTCCGCGCAGAATGCCCGGAAATCTGGATAGAGTGACATGTCCGTTATGTAATAAGGTTCTTTTAATAGAAGATATCAATAAAAAGCAATGTATGAAATGTTATAACACTAAATGCATCCAGTTGTATCACGCGAATTGTTTAAAAGAATCTGCCACACAAACTTGTATTAAATGTGGGGGTCATGTATTCGTTCATTGTGCACACGATATGCCCGTAACGGACCCAGCTGATATTCTTACAAATAATCTTGAAAAATTAAATATTGGTGGTAAAAGAAAGAATCATAAAAAATCAAAGAAATCAATAAAAAATAGAAGGTCGAGAAAGACAAGAAAGACAAGAAAATAATATTTCAATCAATTATAATTGATATATTATGCATTCCATTCGATGATTCACATAGCAAATTTTGATAGATACTTACTACCTCCAATTATTTTGGCAATACAAAACGATAAGCGTCTTTGCACATATCTACAATATCATATTTCGCTTTCCACCGTAATACGTTTTCCAATTTAGTAGTATCACAATATACGGAACCAATATCGCCACTGCGTTTATCCAATATTTTGTAAGGAACCACGACTTTGTTAGTTACGCTAAAAGCGCGAACTAATTCTAATACACTTGTCGATTTGCCCGTTCCCACGTTAAATATATCAAACCCAATATCCACCCTGGACTTGATATATTCCAAGGATTTACTATGGGCTTCGGCCAAATCGAGGACATGGATGAAATCACGTTCGCCCGTCCCGTCTCTCGTTTCATATGTATTACCAAAGACATTTAAATAAGAATACACTTCATCCATGGTCGGGTCGAGATTGTTTTTCATGGCCACTTTCAAAATATACGGCATTAGATTATTTGGAATTCCGTTAGGATTTTCGCCAATGAGTCCGGATGAATGCGCCCCTACCGGATTGAAATAGCGTAAAATCACGATTTTGGTAGAGGAATTGGCCCGATGGAAATCTGCCAATATTTCTTCGATAAAATATTTGGTTTTACCGTAGGGCGACGTCAATTGTAGGCCCACCGGTGCCGTTTCTGGTAACGGCGATTCGCCATTTCCATATACCGTAGCCGATGAAGAAAAGATGAAATGCCCGACCTTATACGTTTCACATAAAAACAGCAAATTGAGGGTGCTTACTATATTATTCTGGTAATACATGAGTGGGTTTTGTATAGATTCGCCGACTGCTTTGTGAGCGGCAAAATGGATGATACTTTCGATGCAATGGGACCGGAAAACATCTTCCAGAGCTACCCTATTTGTGATATCGATATTGAAAAAAAGGGGCGTTTTACCCGTTATTTGGACGATTTTATCCAATACGTCGAGACGCGAATTACTTAGATTATCGACAATAATAACGTCATAGTTTTTTTCCAACAAATCCACTACAGTGTGCGAACCAATAAATCCTAGACCACCACTCACCAATACGTAACTCATACTATATACCATAATGAAATAATTATTTTAATACGTTTTTATATTTGATATTTTACATCAATTTACAAACAAATAATGAATGAATTCATTTTTAAAGTTATCTTCATTTTGACTACATAACTTATTATATATTTCATTATTTATGATCATTGGTTTTCGTTCTTTATGACTCACTATACTATTGTATACTTCTATAGACGGTATAATATCATTCAAAAATTTAATAAAATTTATTTTTTCGTCTTTTTCAATTCGACTATATTCAGAAATAGGTTTATTTCCTCTTTGCTTATTTATTTTATCAATAATTGGTATAATATTACCGAGTCGGTCAGTATCAATATCTCCATCCCATTCACTACTAAACGGAATGATATGCTCTACCCAATATTTATTGGATAAATATTCACATGGAACCTTATGTCTAAAATAATTGAACAACATTACAATTTCATGATATGCTCGGTTTCTTCGTCTGTCCTTCTTGTCCTTACCATTTTCACGTATTTCATATTGACTATTCTTGATACTCTGTCTAATCAATATGTTTATCACTTTATCCATGATATCAATTGTTATTTTATCAGATATTATAGCAGGCGTTTTTAACATTTTATCAGCTATATTGTCAATATATGTTCCACCAGATTCATATAATATAGTATCGTATGGTTTATACCTTTCTTTTTCATCTTTATCTGTTATGTCTTTAACAAAAAAATGAAATAATATACATTTTTCGATAGATTTTATAATATTTTTATATGGGGTATTGTCATTTAAATAACCTATAATTGCCATGATAATTACATATATATTATTTTTTTTCAACGAGGTTTCTTTTTTATTACTATTTTTAAACAATACATCTGCTAGAACATAAGGGAATAAATTTTTATGCACATCATTCAAAATATTTTTTACATTTTCTATTTTATCAATAAAATTATTTATATTTACCGTTGTAAATGTATTGTCGAAACCTTTATATAAGGTTTTCCATATTTTAAAAAATAAAGATAATCCACTATTATCAACTTCTTCAACCATTTTACATTGATTATGAATATTAATTTGATACCCTACAATGAAATCA